GCAACAGAATTTTATTCAAGTCAGATTCCCACACACGGCTCCAGCTTGACCACAATCAAAATGGATCTAACACATTACACAGGCACAATCAAAGCACAGGCAGCACAGGACTACGAAGCACCTTGGTACGATGTAACTGATTCTACACAGTACTTGGATGCTACTGAAAGCATTTATCTCAATGTAGTGGGATTCCATCCGCTGATCCGAGTGGCATTTAACCAAAGTCAAGGATGGGGTGCCACTGCTACCCCCACAGTGGTTGACGGGATGGTCACAGGTATCACGGTCAACAACACTGGTCAAAACTATGTGGCTGCACCAAATGTAATGATTATAGGCAATGGTGCAGGAGCAAAGGCAGTGGCCAGTATAGGATCGGATGGCGGCATTGGTCCTATCACAGTAACTGATCCCGGGTCTGGATATTTGCCAGTGACTTTTGGTAATCCGGTGTATGCCAGTGTTATCATAAACAACGGCACTATTACCAATTTGATGTATCGCTAATTGCTTTTTGTTAAGCAATCTGTTATACTAAACAGATGCTAGACATTGTCTCTTATCTACCCAGCAAACGCAAACAGACTCCATCGGGTTGGATCAGCTTCAATGCGGTTTGTTGCGACCACAATGGCAACAGTCCAGACAAACGACAACGTGGTGGACTCAAAGCAACAGAACAGGGCTGGAGTTATCACTGCTTCAACTGTGGGTACACCGCTAGCTTTATCCTTGGCCGCACCGTAAGCTTCAAAGCCCGCAGGCTCTTGAGCTGGATGGGGGTACCAGACGCTGAAATTGATTTTCTCAACCTAGAAAGTCTGCGCCACAGAAGTATTAACGGCATATTAGAAGATCGTCAACGAACTTTTAACATATTAGGCGCAATTGAGTTTGAAGAACGTGACCTGCCACCATATGCTGAATTGTTAACAGAGGAAGGCAACTACAGAGACTATGTGCGCCAACGAGGCGTGCCCGAAGACTTTCCTGTTATGGTGCAAATACAAAACGATGGCATCCATTGGACCAGGCCACATGTGATAATTCCATTTACCCATAATGATCAAATTGTGGGTTATACATGTAGATTTCTCGACAACAAAACGCCTAAGTACATATCCGACAGCCAACCTAACTATGTGTTTGGCACAGATCTACAGAACAAAGCCTGGGACCATGCGTTAGTAATGGAAGGCATATTTGATGCACTCAGCATTGGAGGTCTTGCCGTGATGCACAACAACATCAGCGATGGACAGGCCAGACTCATACGCAGTCTAGGGAAACAAATAACAGTAGTGCCAGACCAAGACCAGGCTGGCCTAGAACTAATTGATCGTGCTGTGGAACTGGGATGGGCTGTGAGCATACCCAACTGGCCTGCGCATGTTAAAGATGTAAACGATGCTGTGACGGAGTTGGGTCGACTTGGCACCTTGCTGACTATAATGCAATCAAGAGAAACAAGCAAAATCAAGATAGAAATAAGGAAGAAACAACTTGCTAAAAGAATACGGACTTGATGTCCAAAAACTATTTTTAGAGATGATGTTGGAAGATGCGTCTAGCTATGTGCGCATTCAAAATATTTACAATCCAGAGAACTTTGACAAGAGTTTACGCAAAGCCGCAGAGTTCATTAAAGAACACTCAGACAAACACAAGACCATGCCTGACAAGGCACAAATTTCAGCCACCACAGGGATTAAATTACAGTCATGTCCAGACTTGAACGAAGGTCATTATGACTGGTTTATGGGCGAGTTTGAAGCATTTACTCGACGACAAGAACTAGAACGTGCTATCTTAAAGGCAGCAGACTTGTTGGAAAAAGGCGACTTTGATCCTGTTGAGAAACTGATCAAAGATGCTGTGCAGATTAGCCTGACCAAGGACATGGGCACAGACTACTTTGCTGATCCCAAAGCTCGCATTGAAAAGTACTTTAATTCAGGTGGACAAGTTTCAACAGGTTGGCCGCAAATGGATCGATTATTGTATGGCGGCTTCAGCAGAGGTGAACTCAATATCTTTGCTGGAGGCTCTGGATCAGGCAAGAGCCTGGTCATGATGAACATTGCATTGAACTGGTTGCAACAAGGACTTAGCGGTGTGTACATTACACTAGAACTGAGTGAAGAACTTACTAGTTTACGTACAGATGCCATGCTGACACAAATGAGCACCAAAGATATTCGCAAGGACATTGATACTACCACAATGAAAGTTATGCTGGTGGCTAGAAAGTCGGGCAATTACCAAGTCAAGGGATTGCCAGCACAGAGCAATATCAACGATATTCGTGCTTACTTGAAAGAATATCAAATTCAAACAGGCAAGAAAGTGGACTTTGTGATGATTGACTACTTGGATTTATTGATGCCAGTCAGTGCCAAGGTCAGTCCCAATGATTTGTTTGTTAAAGACAAGTATGTGAGTGAGGAACTGCGTAACTTGGCCAAAGAACTGGGGGTGTTAATGGTCACTGCATCTCAGTTGAATCGTTCAGCAGTGGAAGAAGTTGAATTTGATCACTCGCACATATCGGGCGGTATCTCCAAGATCAATACCGCAGATAATGTGTTTGGTATCTTTACCAGTCGTTCAATGAAAGAACGTGGCAAGTATCAAATACAATGTATGAAATCACGCTCGTCAACAGGTGTGGGACAAAAGATTGACCTGGAATACAACATTGAAACCATGCGTATTACAGATGAGGGCGGGGATGAAGGAACCGGTTATAACAAACCACAAAGTTCAATCATGGACACAATCAAAGCACGTAGCCAAATAACAACTACTGATAGTGAAAGTACCAAATCTACCAAGTGGGAAAAGCCTACAGGTACACCTGCTTGGGAGTATCAAGCAGGGGGCAAAGAGTTAAAACCAGAAGCCGTGGAAAAAGTCACAGCAGATGTGCAAAGTGCAAAACTCAAACAAATGCTAGCAGGAATTAAAAAAGGTTAAGCAAATGCACAACCGTTGTTGCCCACACAATACCATTTGTTGTTAATGTATTGTAGTGTGCAACCATCCCCGATTGCATCAAAAGTAATAGTACCGGTGCCAGATGTTTTCCATCCTGCATTGGTCACAGTGATAACCATGTCGCCTGAATCAGCAGCCATCATAAAAGTTTTAATTTGACCGTTGGTACCGGCTGCTAGTGTAGCCGTTTCCGCTGCCGAAGTACTAAAATAACTAGCAGTAGTTGCTAAACTTGCGGCAGCTGACGCAGCCAAATCTTCACTGCTGGCCAACAACAACGGATTTGTATATAAACGCAAAGGACGATTCAAATCAAACATGGTAACTGTACTGCCGTTAGTATTGGTTTGGAACGCAAACTCATATGTGCCTGCAGACGCAAACGTAATGGTATTGCCTACTATACCTTGCACTCCGGTAGTACCATACAATTGGGACATTCCAGAGAATGTGACAGTTCTGCCCGGGGCATCTATTACCAGTTGCAATTTGATATACCCAAATGACGGTGCAATAGGAAAGTTGCTAAAACTAATATTGATATTGCCCGATGTGCTGATGCTTTGATAATGACCAGCTGAATAATTCACAGCAATTGATCCTGCTGTGGCAGTGATAGCAACCGAAGTGGCCGAGAAGTCTTGAATTTTTGCCGCATAAATCAGTGCATCATTCATGTTGTTGTCCAACGTGGTGCCAGTCAGCGCGGCCTTTAATACAGCTTTGTTCTGCAGGTCATTAATTTCATTCTCCGCGTATTGAAAATTTGTTTGAGTTGCTGTAAAATTGTCACGAAAGCCTTGTGTATTATTGGGCTGTCCGGCCACTGGATATGAGGCATCTATATTGTTGGGGTTAATCTGACTAGTCATTTGTGTTCCTTTGCTTTGCAAGCAGTAACAGATATTTATTAGAATTCAGAACGCACTAAATAATCCAAAGGTTCTTGAGTAATGCAAAAAAAGACACGCAGTTTGTTAGAAGAATTAGACTCAATGTATGTTGCGCGGGATCGGCGTTTGATAATTGAGTCCCGTGCAGATAATATTATCTCTGCTGCCATCAGGCTGGTAGAACAAATAGAGAAGGAATTTGGAACAGATCAAGCAGAAAAGCTCACAAGAAAATTGCTCAACGCAATACGCACAAAGGATGCTGGAAAGTTTTCTAGATCCGTTAGGAAAACAGATGCAGATTCATGAAATAACACGCAAACCAATAAAAGAAGATGTAGTCTCTGGACTTACCAACATGCTGTACAAATCAGCCGGAGTGGCCAATCCATTGGATTCCTTGGACCAAACCCGTATTGGACCAAAAGTTGCTAGTAATTTACGTCAAGGTGCCGCAGGCGAAATTAATAAGACATTACTGGCACCCTTGGCCAAAGAAATGCAAAAACGCTGGGCACAAACTGTGCAACAATTATTGTTGAAATCTGTTGATCCCAGCACAAAAAATCCTGTCACATCAGCTGCGCAGATTGATCAAGCTGCCTTGGAAAAAGAATTATATCAGTTTGTAAATGCCTTGGCTGGAGTTGATATTGGCAAATTACAAGACGATGGGTCCGGGCAAGCCAACTTGTTAAACACTGAAATAAAACCACAAATCACTGCTGCCATTGCCGACACTCAGAAACCCAATCCAGGCGCCAATGTATGGCTGCCACTGGCCACAAGTATCCAACGTGCCAAAAGCATAGCAAGATTTAGCCCGGGAGCCGGCAACAGAAAAGGCCCAGGCGAATCGCCAACAGTCAACCGCATTGGTGGCAGACTAATGGTTGACGGACATCCGTACAATGCATCAAATATTGAACACGTTGAAGCTGTAAAAGCAGTTGGTATTGACCCTAAAACAATTAGACCATGAAATATCTAACTAGACTATTAGAAGGCGGAAATGTATTCAAAGACAAGCAAGGTCAACCACTGACACAACGTATCAATCAGGCGGATGTACCTGCCACCATCAAGTACATTGAAAATATCCTAGGCATTGATTTTCCTCCGGAACGTTGGCTGGGGTCTACCGGCCGCAAGCCCACATCAGGTGACCTAGATCTTGGTGTGGACCTAAATGAAATTGATAAAGATCAATTGGCTGCCGCACTGCAACAGATTGTCACAAGTCAAGGATTAGATCCACGTGAATGGGTTGTTAAAAAAGGTGAAGTACACTTTCGTACTCCCATTGCCGGAGACCCCAACAAAGG